GAAGTAGCGTTTTACGCTTTCAGCCGTTGGGATGGTGAATTGATGGATACCGCAGCCGTTAAGCACCTTATCACAGCCGCGTCTTAGTGATAACGACAGTAAAAGTAATACGCCCCGCAGCAGGTACGACATATTGTTACCGCTGCGGTGTGTATTCCGTTCCTGATCAGATGCCGGAATCCGTTGCAAAAGACCTCGTTAGAGGTGGCCACGCGCTCGATATTTCCGCACGGTCAGAAACGCCGGAACAAACAAGACACACAGAAAAGCGCAAAAAATGACAAAGTATTTAGATACAAGCATTCAGGTAACGTACTCCACAGATTTGCCCGTAACAGTCGCAACAGCAAAGCAACACCTGCGAGTTACCCACAGCAGCGAGGATACGTTAATCGAATTGTATCTAAGGGCTTCGATTCGAGTGGTAGAAGAAAATGCACACGTTACGCTATTAGCGTCAACGGTTACGCAGGTCTTCGATACTATTCCCGCACCTGGCCAATACCTTGACCTTTCTTTGCCGCTTACGACGCTTACTTCGATGTCTTATAATACAGTAGAGGCCCCCGCCGATTTTACCGCATTCACGGGCGGCGTAAATGATGCTGGCTACAACAGGCCGCGTATTTACGCCCCCGATGGATGGCCGGACGGATGGCAAATGAAGGTAATTTATGCAAGCGGATACACAGCGGAAACGATACCGAAACCGCTAATTGTGGCGGTATTGCTTACTCTATCCGATATGTACGAAAACCGCACCGACAGTGTAAAGCAGTTGCCAACTGCGGTAGATCATCTTATTCAACCATTTAAAGTGATGTCAAAAATATGAATAAGAATGAAAAAATCGGGGTTATGGATCGGGAGGTTACTATACAGCGCAGCGAATTGCAGGAGAATAAAACATCCGAACGTGTAGAGGTTTTTACCGACCTTTTGACAGTTTGGGCGGCGGTAGAATACCCGATTTCACGACAGGATGAGCAAATTGCGGACGGGCTAAACCTTACGACTTCGCCCGTTAATTTCACGATACGCGATACTGATATAACGGTGAAAGATCGGATTGTTTACGACGGAGAGAATTACGATATTATCAATATTGCACAAATTGGCCGGAATGATCGGCTAAAAATAACAGCGGTAAATGTCGAATAGCACACAGCAGGAAGTTGCGCAATTAATCGGAGAACTGCGCGAAATAAGCAAAAAGGCGAAGTCTGACACGTCGCGCATTTTGAAAGTATCCGCAAAGCCGCTCGTTAACGCGCTATTTATCGCAGCCCCACACGGTCGAAAAGTACATAAGCGGTATAGTACAGTAAAGCTATCCAAAAAGATACGGGCAGGACGCGGGAAAGGCACGGTAGTCGCTACTTACGCACCCGGAAACCTTGCCGCCTCATTCGCGGTACTGGCATTAAAAAAACAGGATTACCGCGTAACAGTCGGGGCCAAACTGGCAAAAGGCAGCGCAAAGGGTGATTTCGGGCCGCATGGCAGAACAGACGGGTATTACGCCCACATGGTAGAGAAAGGAACGCGAAATATGACAGCGAGGCCGTTTGTTGGGCCGACATGGGCGCGAATGAAAGAGCCTACTAAAATACTAATTGTGAACAACCTAAAAAAGAAAATAAAGCGACTTAAAAAATGAACATACAGGGGCCACTTAGAAAAATAATTGCGGACTATTCAGACGCTTTTGACATTTTTGGTGATCGGGTTTTCCCGGTTGTGGCTCCGCAAACCTCATCATATCCGCTTGTTGTTTTGACGGTTACGGGCAACAATCCAGCACCGACCAAAACGGGAACGTCGAAAGTGGATAACGTGGTAGTTGAATCCAGGGTGTACGCTCAAACGTTTGAATCGTGCGCCACGGGAGACGAAAAAATGAGGATAGCGATAGACCAATTTCGCGGCGACGTTACGTTTATGAGCGAAGTTACCGCGATTGACGGTATTAGGTACGAGTCTACGCAGCAGGGCATAGAGCCCGATTCTATGCTTTATGTGAGTGTAAGCGCCTACACGGTAAGGATAAAACGGGACGGCTTGACCGGCCAAACTTATACAAATTTGCAGTACTTCGCCTCGGATGATGAGGCAATTGCAGCAGGATTACAAGTAAATGACATTTACCGCCTTTCGACTAATAATTTTTACGGCATGAAGGCCGGGACAGTAGTAACAGTTGTATCATAATGAAAAACATATTTTATATACTTATCGCGGCTTTTTCGCTGATTCTACACGCTAAATGTGTAGGGCAAAATAACATCGTTTACGGTGCCGGGATTTCGTACACAAACGGAGTACCTACATTTGTGCCGCCTTCAAAATCGGCGCGTGTTGCGATTGACACGGTGACAAGTAAATGGTACGAATACGCTACGCCGGGCGGTTGGCGTTGGTCAGGCGACCGCGTTCAGGATATTTCCGGGTGCGCTGCGCCTGCATACGTTCCCGGAAAAGCGCAAAGCTGTTTAGCCCTTAATTCCTGCACGGAGGCCCAAAACGGTCACGGGCCGGAATTATATAAATACACGGGTTCGGCTTGGTTGTGCCTTAATTGCGGGGGTATTTACACCGCTGGGGATGGTATAGATATAATAGGTAGTGTAATAACGAACACCGCACCCGATCAGGTGGTAACGATTTCCGGGGCCACAGGTAGTTATCCAAATTTCACTATTCCCTCACCAGCTGTTACCTTGAACGACCTCACAGACGTGACGTTGAGCACCCCGACCAATACGCAGGTATTACAGTATAATTCGGCGACAACGCAGTGGGTTAATGCTACGTTGAGCGGCATTACCGGCACAGGTGTCTTAAACAGAGTACCAATATTTTCAGGCACAAATACAGTAACAACGCAGCCGTATTACGCAATTACTTATAGCGACGCTGACGCCATAAGTCAGTCCATTGGAAGTTATTCGTATTACGGCCAAATACCAGCCTTTGTTGCTCCATATATGGGCCAAAACGCACGGGTAATAGACGCTACTGGTGCGGTGCGGGTACAGGTTGCGTCATTCCCCCCCTCGATGATTGCAATGACAGATGCCGGAGGTTTTTCTTATTACGGTTCACCTACTAATCTTGCCGCCAATACAAATATTTTTACTAATACGTATTTGATGTTTAGGGTTACTAAAACGGGGCAAATAACAGCAGGAACGGCAAGCCCTAACGCAGCGGCAAAAATTGACATAACAAGCACAACGCAGGGTATTTTATTCCCTCGAATGACAGCAACGCAGCGCGACGCAATCGCGTCACCGCCGGACGGTTTGGTGCTATACAACACAACCGCAGCAAAATTACAAGTTCGCGCCGCCGGGGCGTGGGTTGATCTTCACTAAACAAATCACACAAAAAATATGAAACATTTGCTTTCAATTATTGCGCTTTTTTGCGCCTTTTCGGTATCCGCACAAGTTGCAGAGGATACAACCTATTTCGCAAAAGAGAGCGGACAATGGTTTAAAATTCGCGCTATCCAATACGCAAACCAAAACCGTAACCTGAATTATGAATACATTGGCGACAGCATTGCGCTGTACAACTACAATCTTAATGCACAGGGCCAACGGGTTGCCGATATGGCGGTTGAGGTACAGAGCGTCGCAAAGTTCACAAAAGAACTAAACCAGGTAATCGCGATCAATACCCAAACCCGCACAGTGTCCGGCAAAAACTTTTTAGATAGTATTTATTCTCAAAATAAGGACTGGTATCTGACAGGTACGTGGGCAATGAGGGGCGAAGATTCAGGAACGTTTGCATTTTCTGAAACAGCCGCCGGACAGCTACGTTACTCATTCAACGGCGGCACAGCGCGAAACGCTACACCGTTCGGGAAACAGGCCGTTATTCTCAATGGATACCCGACAACCGGTAAAACGACCGTATTGTGGTTTGACGGCAAAAGCTGGATGATGAGAGCAGACGCAAAGCTGCGCATTGTCAGAACCGACCCAACCGCCCGAAAATGAGAACCGCTGCATTAATGCTGCTAATCCTGTGCAGCCTATCTGCACAGGCGCAATACAGAATCACCCGCTCAAAACTCGCCGGGTGGGGCATGGTAGCGGTGGCCGGGGCAGCGGATGGAGCGGTAAACGGTTACGAGTTTGACGGACGTAAAAGTTTTGAGCGAAAATTCAACGTAAGCAAAACGGGGTATTTCGGTTCGGAAAGCTGGAAAAGCGTGTACAATAACGGTGATCCTGAGCAGGGCTTTAAGTCGGGATTTCACCGAAAAATGGGAGCGTTTGATTTCTACCACCATGCCGACGATCTTAGGAAAATCGGCTACATATCAGGCGGGGTTGTTATCGGATTAAACGCACACAGGAATACAAATAAATGGCATACGGTGGCAGATTTTGCAGTCGGTTTTGCCGTTTCATCTTTAACCAAATCCGCTGCGATGTGGTGGATACGAAATTAAAAAAATATGGACCAGGAATTTAATTTATCTGAATTGGTCGCCGTTGTTGCCGACAATACCGGGCAACTAAAAAGCGACGTGAACGCCGTACTTGTAAACGCTTTCAAGGAATTGGCTGAACAGGTGGCGACAAACCCGCAAAAGCGCGTCGAAATAAACGGCTTGGGCGTCTTAAAACTCAAAAAAGTAAAGGAGCGGGCAGGCGTTGCGCCAAACGGCGAAAACTACACAACGCCGGAGCATTACCGCGTCAAGTTCGTGCCGTCTGCTCTGTTTTTGCGTAATGCAAATGAAGTAATAACAGATTTAGGTGTAATGTAAAAAGCAAAATATATGAGCGACAGATATAAGTTTTTAAAATCATGGACCGACACAGGCAGCGGCAAAACATTTGCACCCGGCGCGGTTTGCCGTATGTCCGAAGGCGATGCTGCGCCGCTGGTAGATAACGGTACACTTCAACAGGTTGCCGCGTTCACTATTTGCCGTAAAGATATTTTTGCCCCAGGTAGCTGCCAGCCAGTCACAGAAGAGCAGGCGGCGGCGTATTCAGCAC